TAATCCTTTAGCTACTCCTTCGCTACCTAATGCTCCAGTACCTCCAGCCAATAAAGTTGATAGTAAATTAATATCTTCACCTTCAGGGTCCGCCATTGCTTGACCACCTACATTAGCTAAAGAAGACATAATCCCTCTACTCAAAGCGGGATTCATACCCATCATTGCAAATTTAGCAGGTAACATAAAAGGCATCGCTGCTGATAAAAAAGGCATAAAAGGTCGTGCTTCTTTAGGTAAAAATTTACCTATTTTTCTGAAAGGTTTAGCTACTGCTTTGGTAACTTTTTTAGCCGCTCTAAACGGATTAAAATCTGATAATGATAGTCCCATAGTTTCTCTTTATATTTTTAATGTTAAGGCAAGTACGCAAGGCTTGTAAAAATGCGCGTACCGTACAATTTACTAGGTTTTTTCCCATTCGTCAATTCCTATCCAGCGTTAGTGCCAGCACCCAAAGGTATACTTTGGACCTTAATATGCACGCTTCTTGATATATGCTCCTTTTTTGTATCAGTAACTGGACTATCCACATCAGCTTGTGCTTCCATATCTGACATATATTCTCTGCCAGTTCCTATGTGTTTAATAGTTACTTCAACTCTAGGCTTATACACCATTACTTTTTTTCCGTTTACTATCTTTTGATCAAACGATTCTTCTTGTTCCACAAAAGGCATTATCTATCCTCCCTATTTATTTCTAATATTGATGCAATTACATCGAGCGAACCACTGGTAGCATCTACTTTAAGTATTTCACTTTCTTCCATAACCAAAGGTTCGGTTATAACTTGTTCTTTTGCTTTAGCACTTAAACTTACTTCTTGATCAATCACATACACAGCAGCCGCGGCATCGACTAACGTTACTTTAGCGGTAGCTGTAGAATTAGCATCTTCTGCTAGTAAAATAGATTTAACAATCGCTCTTGAATTAGAAGGCACCGTATATAAAACTGTAGCTCCTGAGACGGTTAAACTTAATTTGGAATTCTTATATATATTTGCCATTAGCCTAATCCATACCAAGTAAATCGTTCTTGGTCTTCTTTTTGTTGTGTTAAGTATGTAGAGTTTAACTGTTCAATGATTGTAGTTAACGCTCTGTTAATTTGTCTTTGGTTATCTTCACTATATTCTCTTTTAGGTTCTGGTAATCTTACTACTATCTTTGCCATTATCTTCTACCATCCGGTTGAATGTCTACTTGGAAAGTTCCGAATCTCCACGATTCGCTAACCCCTATGTTTTCTATTTTTAAATTTGCATAACGTCCTCTTGCTCTTGTATCTATTTTATCTGTCGTCGATGTAATAGTAAAAGGACTGAGTGTTGTATCTGCCATATCATCAGCAGGGTAATCTGATACTCCAATGGTTACTTGATTGTTTCCATTCAAGACTCTAAAATTTGGTAGGAATCTTCTCATAGCTAGAAATACTTCACTTTGATCGGGTTGTAAAGAAAAGCTAAACGATTCTATAAATGATGTTAAAGTAGTTGTACTTCCATCTGGATTAACTTGATCGGTCCCCGTTTCGTGTTCAAATAAAACACTTCTACCTAAGCCCTGCTCCCCAATAACGACTGGATAACTACCAGACTGTGTACTGTCAAAAGCGGTTGCGTAAGGTTTTGGATATACTAAGGAATCAATCCAAGTTGTTCTCATAGAATTTACATTAGTTCCTGTATACCAATTCCCCATAGGTAATGGACTTTTATTAGTTTCTCCATAATTAAAAACTACATAACGATCATTATAAGTTGCACCTTGTGTTGGATACCACCATACCACTTCTGTAAATAAATTATTAATTCCTGCGTTCACTTGTTGACCTTTAGTTGTATCACAATCATCAAAGACATAATCTTCGACCGCGCACGGTAAAGAATTAACGGTACCATCAAAAGAAAAGAATCCATTATTAGACATCCAATAAGCAACACCATCAATTTCAATTGCTGCGTTCTGGCCAATCAATCCACAGTTCGTTCCTACTTGTTCAAATCCAAATGTAAATGGAGCTCCAACAAATTTCATTGCATATAAAGCATTGTCCGTCCATACTAAAATATTTTCTTTCGCAACCACCGCTCCCATAATTTTAGTTCCGTCCTGAAGTCTTTGAGTTCCAGCTGTGTTAGTTGCTTCTACTGTATATTCATTAATATCTTCATCAGCAGAGAATCTTATAAACATATTATCCTGAGTCGTAGCACTACCCACCGTTGTTTCCGTTCCTAAATGAATTAAGTGACGTGTTGTGGGTGAAATTAAAGTAAATCTAGTAGCGGTTGGATTATTTGTAGTTTGATAACCGGCTGTACTTTGTGAAGCAGGAGTACTTAGTCTTGCTACAATAGAAGAATCCCAAGTAAAAGTTTTTCCATTAGCAATAGTTGCAACTAATACATCTCCAAAATTACTTAACGCCCATAATCCTGGTTCCAATGTAACCGTTCCAGCATCTGCTGCTTCTCCCCATCCACTCCAGTCGGTAGCTTGTTGAACTTCAACACCAGAACTTGTGCTTATGGGAGCTGTCGTTCCATCTTGACTTCTGGCTACTGTAGTTAAATCTCCTGGAGCTGCATCTGTATTCCCTGCGTAAGTTGCAAGTTCACCTGTAGAACTATAATCATCTCCAATAAAAATTGTTCCAGATGGAGCAGTAAAATTTGTAGAATCTACTAAAGTAACAGTAGTGTCCGCTGCGACAATACCTGCGTTTAAAGTTGAACTAGCAGAACCTTGAACTGTTCCACCAAATTGAGTAACACCAAAACCATACCCATAACTTTGAGCTGAGGGTCCGACTCTGTGATAAGGAGTCACATCACAAGTACCACCACTTCCAACTCCTGTTGTTGTTTCTGTTCCTGTAATGACTGCAATCAAGTCAGTTGTTAATCTTGTTACTTGAAATAATTTTTTTTCAAAAGCTGCATCAGTTAAGCCAACACCACTAGGAACGGTTACATTATCTAAATAAATTATATCGCCTGCTTCTAGATTATGAGCAGCTGAAAAAGTTAAAGAAACTTCTTGGGTTGCGTCGGCATTAGACATACCAACAGTTGTAATTTTTGTTTTTGTAGGGGTAATATCATAGAGCTGACCTTCAAAATAAATAAGTAAAAACTTATCGGTACCAATTCCAATATATCTATTACCATCTTGGTCAACGAACGCGTGTTGTTTTCTGGCTACACCCACCATTGTATCGGTTAATAAAGATTGCCAACCACCAACTTTTTCTGGTAATCCATATCTAAATCTAACATTGTCTGAATCGACCCAACGACCATCAGCTCCAACAGCAGTGTCTTGCTTGTCAATGCCAGGAGCAAACTTAATTTTCGTAAGCATCCTTTACTCCTATGATACGCTATTTGTTTTAATCTGCCAACCCATTGTAGCGTTAGTATAATACCACGTGATACATTGAAAGTTGGTGCTCATATTGTAGTTACCAGCGCCTCTTTGAATCTTTAAACTGTTTGGATTAACCACACATTGATTAGTTCCAAATCCTACAGATGTAATAGAGGAATCCATTATTGTTACTTCATCACCCATAGCTGGGGCAGCCGGTAGAGTAACAGTAACCGAAGCTGTTGCAGCTCTGATTAAAATTACATCTCCTGAAACTGCTGTGTAAGCGGTTACTGTAGCTGAATCAATTTCTTTAACACCGGGTTGCATAATAGACATATAACTCGCAGGCGTTGCTCCCACTGAATAAACTAAAGCTTTAGCTCCCGTGGGAACATTTACATATGTAGCTCCGCTTTGTCCTGTAGTAAAAATTTGTACTGTATAATTAGAAGTTGTTCTGTCCGTTGCATCTTCTATAAAAAATACTCTGTTTGCATTTCCTCCAGTGGTAGTAGCAGGCATTTCTAATGCTGCATTTCCACTTAAGGTACCGGTAAGTTTTAAGTAAAGATGTTTTCCATTCGCACTATCGGAGCCATCAGCCAAACTTAAAGTCGTAGTACCAGAACTTAAAGTAACTGTGGTATATCCGGAAGCTGCTGTTTGTAATAATTTTAAATTAGTATTTTGAATAGTTCCCCATAGACCAGCTTTCTCACCGGTTGTAACGAGTTCTAATGATAAGTCTGTTGAATAAGTTGATGCCATAATTTTAATAAGGTTCTATTGGTGTCCAAACCATAGTCGCTCCTGGAATGATTTCATTCCAAGTAATTACTCCTGATTCTTTTGTTGTCAATGTTAATGGAACCCCATCAGGTTCTATATTAGCATTTCCTGTGATTGTAACAGTTCCACTTCTAATAGTCAACGCGTTTGCAAGGCCTGAATCTACTACTGCATTACCAGAAACAGTCACATCTCCGGTACCTAAAACTAATGGATTTTTTAAGCCTGAATTTATATTAACGGTAGTCGTTAAAGTAACGGTTCCAGTCCCTAAATATAATCTATCTGCTCCTGATTGTTCAATGACAGAAGTGACTTCTTGACCAACAGGTCCAATTGTTAAAGTTAACTGATTTTTAGAAACAGTAAGAGTAACATTTCCTTCATTGCCTGTGGCTGAAAATGGTTGTGCTGCAAATGCGTCTATTCCTAATAACATATATAATCCTTAGAAGGAAGCAGGGGGTATGTGGTGGATCCCTGCCTCCATCTAAGAATTATATCATCGTTTAAACCAAGATGGAAGACCTAAATGGGGTCGCTTATCAAAGATATTCTCTTTAGCTCCCGGTGTCTTCTGATTATTATAATGTAAAAATACTTGAATATGTTCTTTACCTTTAAATTTATTTCTCCAATGCTCTAATTCACAGCCACTGTAGACTAGCATATCTCCTGGTTTTAAATCTACTTTTATGCCTTTTGCTTTACTTTCAGTAGTAATTTTTTTACCATCTGGTATTCCTACATTTTCATTAGGACTTAAATATAAAGCCCAGGGGTCTCCTGCAAGATTCATTGTTGTAGAGATCTCACAACTAAATCGATCCTTATGTCTTTTAAGAACATCCCCATTTTTATAAATTCTGGCAAAAGTATAAGCAGGGTTTAATTTTAATCCTGTTGTCTTTTCCATAATGGGTTGACACTTCAGCATTAAAGTTTCCATAGCGATATCCGAATAATTAGAATAGGTATGTGGAATCTGCCCGTCGGCTCCTTCATATTCCCCTAATAAAACTTCAAAGGGAGAAATAAATCTAGCTTGACGACAGGTATCATAAACCTGTTTTTTCATTGAAAAGTAATTAGCAACAAAGGTAGCTAAGTCTTTTGGGATAGCTTGGCGTATAATACAATATTTATCTTTCTTAAACATTTCTCGCCATCTCTTTAGAAACAGCAGTAATGTTCCAATGGATAAATCTGAAAGGTGCTTTGCCGTGATCGACTGCATACTCGTGTTCTAAATATCCTGGAAATATAATTAACGTTCCAGGCTTGGGTCTAAAATTAACAAGCTCTGTTCCGGGCCATATGCCTTTTTGATTTTTCATTTTTAATTTAGTAGCTCTTGCCCCGGTTCTCGGTTCGTGGAAAATAGGATAAGAAGTTTTTTCATTAACTTTTAAAAAATAGAATCCTGAAACGTGTTGATTCCAATGGATGTGTGCTGAATGATGACCTCCTCCTTTTTTAGAAAATTCTTGTACCCACATTTCAGAAAACATCGTTTGATATTGTGACATATCAAAACCACTGTGATCTAAAAATTCCCAAGACTTTTGACCTATATAATTTCTTAAATCTATAAAATCATTATCTTGTGTTAATGGTGTTGAATGCCAGGACCTACCAAAATCACCAAACTGTTTTAAATATTTTTTAGAATCAGGCATTTTTTTTGACGCCTTAATATATTTATCACTGGCTTTGTTTAATGATTTAACAAACTCTGGTTTTTCTTCCGTCCAGACTGGTGTTGAAAAATAATTATTTATGTACATTTTTTAATAGTGTAAACAAATTAGTTTTAGTTTTAACTAAAGTTTTACATATCTCCTTTCTTTCATTTAGTTTATTTATACAAGTAGAAAATTCTTTTTCAAGTTTTTTTTCTTCATACTTTCCTTTAACTATTAGTGTTTGTTTATCAGTGGGTGACCAATGCATACCAGCGGCAATAGACTGAAGTCCACCATAGTCCTCAAATCTATTCCCGTGTGCTCTTCTCTCAACCGCATCTTTAAAACCAGAGCAACCAACAGGTTTTAAATTAATTAATGTTTCCTCCCAAGATTTATTAAAACAGTGTTTCCAATATTCTGTATCGTTTCTATGAGACAAAGCATAATGTAAACCGACAAATTCTGCAAAATTTTTAAATAAAATTTTACATTGATAATTAAAATTATCCCTATCCCATTGAGATATTTTTTCTCTTTGTAAATTTCTAATTAATCGAATTAAAAATTCGTGAACAGAAAATAGACCGTTGCTTTCTAATGGCTCTATAAATCCTGCTGATAAACCGACAGCAACAACATTTTTAACCCAGAGTCTATTATGAATACCTACTCTCATTTTTATTTTTTTGAAGTCTAATTCTTCTTGTCCCAAATGTTTTTTAAATTCTTTTAAGGCTGTGTCATCATCAACAAATTTACTGGAATAAACATACCCCGTTCCAACTCTTGACCACAAAGGTATATTCCAAACCCAACCATTTTCAATAGCTGTGCAATTAGTGTAAGGAACTAATTCTTTTTCTTTATTTTTATATTTAATTTTTGTAGCCCAAGCAGAATCATTTGGAAGCATATCTGCATAAGATTCAAAAGGTTCTTTTAAAGATTTTCCTAAAAGCAAAGATTTAAATCCAGTACAGTCTATGTATAAATCTGCTTTGTATTTATTATTAAGAGATGTAATTCCATTTTCATCTTGTTCAACTGATACAACATCCTCAACGATGTGTTTTATTTTTTTACAATAATTATTTTTTAACCATAATCCAAATTTAATAGCATCGAAATGATAAGCATAGGAGCAATCATTTTTATCAAATTTATTGTGATTAACATAAGCCATTTGTAAGGGGTATGTACAATCAGCATAATCAGAGTAAGGGGTTTTTGGATATAACATTTTTTTAAACCACCAATCATTTGTTCCTGCTCGTGTGCTTTCTATAGGAGGGCTTCCAAAAGGATAATGAAAAGCTTCTCCTTTTTTATAAAAATCTGTAAATTTTATACTTAATTTATAAATTCCATCTACGTGCTTTAAAAAATCTTCGTCTTTAATCTTAAGCAATCTCATCCATTGTCTGATTTGAGCAATAGTACTTTCACCTACACCTACTGTGGATATATTCTTCGATTCTATTAAAGATATTTTGTATTGTGGAAATTGAGATTCCAAAGTCGCGGCTGTCATCCAGCCCGCACTACCACCACCTACTATTAAAATTTTCATTTAAAAGGATACCCTAACTGCCACAGGACCAGTGAATATCTCGTTCCTCTTGTTATCGGTTTAACTCTATGCCACAAAAAACTAGGAAAAACAATAATACTTCCTTTAGGTAATATCTCCGTTGCTTTTCTTAAGTGTTTAGATTCCTCTCTTTGATGAGGCTCATAGTTTCTAAAATCAAATTCTAGTTCGCCACCTGAGTATTCTGAACCATCGGTGAGTTGACAGGTCATAGATAATTTTCTTATCTTACCATTATCGGGAGCATTTTTATCTTTTCTTTGATAGGCCTTCTCCCAACTATCACAATGCCAATCATAATATTGACCTTCTTTATATTTTGTAAATTGACAAGACTCTGATCTATCCCAGTCAAAATTCCAACCGGCCATTTTATTTGCTTGGTGAACATAAGGATGGAGTTCTTTATAAATCCAAGTGTCATTCAACCATACTAAATCTGATCTTCTTTTTCTTTGAATGTTTTTAATATCCTCTGTTGATAATTCTTTTTTGTCAAAGCCCCCAGTTCGAGCAATAGAGTCTTTTTGTTGTAATGCATATTTAATAACTTCATCACAAAACTTAGGAGTTAACACTCCACTAAAATACCAAAAATAATTAGATAAATTCATTGGTAATAGTTAGAATAAAGTTAAGGGAATCTTTTTGGTTGTTAGTGATGTAATACATATTGGTAGAAGGAAACATAATAAATTGATTATTTTTTAAAGGTATGTCCCAACTTCTTCCTGCTCTTCTATTGTCGTCATAGTGAATTCTGACACTACAGTCTTTAACGTTCACTCCATATAACAAGGTGTAATCTGGAGAATTTTTTAAATCGACTGGATCTATATTAAGCAAAGGAATAGAAATTTCTTTGGGTTTATAAACATTTCCCCACGTTTCTTTATTCACTAATTGAAAACCATATTCCACATTAATATGTTCTCTTACATAGGTATTAAGTTTATCCCATTCTCTTGAATAGGGAAATTTTTTATTATTAATCCGTGAACTCAAAATGTCTGATTGAAGTTTGTCTCGGTCTATTTCAAAACCTTTCGGCATCGCTACATCGCCGTAATATAAAGCCTGTTCTGATAATACTTTCTTTTGCATACCTATTCCTTTTATAAAGGAGGATATACTAATGTCAATATGATTAAAAAGATTTGATCTAGATCAATTATAGGGTTGTTTTATCCCAAGTGCCAGTGCCTTCATTCCACACATAATGAGTACCAGCTGCTTTTTCTTCATCAGTTAAATCATCTGGAGCATCACCAATTGGTGAATGCCATTGAGCGTCAGTAGTATTTAACACCCACGATGCATAGGGTTTTTTAGGATAGAATATATTATTATCTTCATCCCAAGTATAACCTATACCTGCATAGTTTCCTCTGAATGCTTTAGAGTCATCACCTGAGTTATGTTTTCCACCAGATGT